GTGGGGAAGAAGCAGAAATTAATGCCAAGGTAGCTGAGGCAGTTGCTTCCTACTACTGGATGAGAACAAGTGCAACCAGCGTACTTCGGGACATGGCACAGGACATGGTTGTCTTGGGCAACGGCTTTTGCAAGGTTGGCTGGAAGCATAGCGTTGTAGAAGAGCCACGAACACAAGAAGCTGTGGAAGAAGACCTCAATGGTGTAGTCAGGGCAGAGATGACCATGGCTATCAGTGAAGGCCGTGAGGTTGGATCCATTGAAAAGATGCTTGAGTATGTCCCTCTAACAGAGCGACGGGTAGAAGCAGATGAACCATTCGTGGAGTATGTAAGCCCGTATGACATTTTTTTCCCAATGAACGCACGTCGTCTAGAGGAAACACGCTGGGTAGCTCAACGAGTCATCCTCCCAATTGATGAAATAAAAGCAAATCCCACATTTAGTAACCTTGACACTGTGGTAGCTGATGGACTTCACGACATCCGGGAACGTGACACAGGCCGTAATGACACGAGTGTTATGGAACCAATGATCTACGACACAGCAACTATCTATGAGTTCTACGATCTCCGTACCCGTACACTGACCGTTTTCCAGCTTGGCTCAGATAAGCCGCTGTACCGGGGAGACATCCCGTACACACACCGCTACGCACCATTCGTGCACATGCGTAACTTCGCAGACGGCGGTTTAGAGATCTGGTCATTTGGTGACTTGGAGAACATCGCCTCGTTGCAGGAGAAGATGAACGAGACCTTTACCGAGCAGGTGGACAACATGCGCCGCGCTGGTAACAAGTACGTCACTATCCGTGGTCTCTTTGACAGCGAGAGCCGTGACCGCCTGGAGTCCGATGAGCCGGATGTGGTCATTGAGATGGAGCCTATGAACGGCCTCAACCCACGCGACGCCATCACCGTACTGCCTCGCGCACCATTGCCGGCGGACATCTACGGAGCGCAGGGCAAGTTTGAGGACGCAATGCGTCAGGTGCTAGGCATCAACGACTTCCAAGCAGGCGGGTTGGGCGCAGATCGTATGAGCGCCTACGCAGCAGCTGTGGTCGACGGTGTGGCAACACTACGAGCCAAGGACAAGCAGCAGTCCGTTGAGAAGGCTGCAGCCAATGTCTTCAACCAGATCATTCGTCTCTGCCAGGAGTTTATGGTGGAGGAGCGAGCAATCCGCCTTGTTGGTGTCAACGGTGGATTCTGGGAAGAGATCGATCAGAACGTACTTCGCGGTGAGTTCGACATGCGTGTAGAGGGTGGATCGCTTAGCGCAGTCAACCCAGCTACCAAGCAAGGTCGAGCAATCGAGATGCTAAACGCAGTAGTACCAGCTTTGGTGAACTTCGGATACGACGTGGAGCCAGCAATGCGCCACATCGTGCGAGAACTTGGGTATGATCCGGATCAATTCTTGGTCAAGACCCCGCCACCAGCCCCAGCCCCCGCAGCTGAAATACCAGCGGGAGAGGCATTGCCACTTGAGTTGGCAGGGTTGGCCCCTGAGGTTGCAGCGCCTGTTGCACCTCAGGAAGGCTTATCACCAGAAGAGCAACTAGCACAGTTGCTGGCAGGTCCGATGGGTGGGGAAATACCACCGGGCGTCGGACAAGCGCCACTCATCTAACCTCGTTGTCGAGGTAAGACACATAGTTAGGAAGGTAGGTCGTCTTGGCCTGCCTTCATAGCCGAACAAGCATGCACGCTCAGCCGATTTCGATAGGCCTAGTGCGGGGTTATGACACTCGGGACAGGAGAGCAAGACTATGGCAGGACAGAACGACTTCGAAAATCTATTCGAGGCAGCACTCGCAGAGCTGAACACAGCTGAACAGCCAACTGTAGAGGCACCACCAGTAGAGAACGCAGAGGCATTACTGGCAGAGATGGCTGAGACGCCAACCGAACCAGTAGCGGACGCAGAATCCGTAGATGCATCTGAAGAGGAACCGGCGCCAGCCGAGAACGGTGATGCCACTGACAAGGGCAGGGTCACCGTATCTGAGGAAGATGTCATTCTACTTCCTGATGGAACTGAGGTAGCGGTCAAGGAAGCCGTGCTTCGTCAGCGGGATTACACCCGTAAGACACAAGCACTGGCCGATGAGCGCAAGGCATTTGAAGATCGGTTGGCTACAAGCCAAGGTGATCTCGAATACGTTCAGAGCCTTCAGAAAGCGTGGCAGACAAATCAGGCGGAAGTAATCAGTGGGTTCGTTGCATCTGCGCAAGACCCCACTCTAGTGCTTTCGCAGGCCATCGTTGACTTGGCTAAGCAGGGCAAGCTTGATCCCAATTTCTTGGAGACCTTCGGAATCACAAACGAAGTCCGGGAAAAGTGGGCAGGTGAAGTCCAAAACAAGTCAGAGCTTGCCGACATGAAAGCCCGCCTCGAGCGGTTTGAGAATGATAAGCAGTCTGCAGAACTAGCTAATCAGGCCAAACAGCAAGAAGCGGAACTTGTCGCTGAGTACGAGGCTCAATGGGCAACCATTGCAGCAGAGTCCGGATTGACCGCAGAGCCTGCAAAGGCCGCAGCAGCCAAGTTGGAACTACTGCAATACGCGCTCGAAAATGGTATTCCCAATCTGCCAGCTGCCTGGAAAGCGCTACAGTTTGAGAAAGGCCAGTCAGCAAAGACAGCCACTAAGTCTAACAAGGCGGCGGTCGATGCAAAGAAGTCAGCAACTGGGGCAATCTCGTCCAAGTCTACTGGTGGTTCTGTGGTTACGGCTAAGCCGCTCACATCCATCGAGGACGCGGTATGGGTAGCGTTCCAAGAGCTGACAAAAAAGTAGTCCCCCTGTCCAATAACCCAAAGGAGAAATCATCATGGCACTAGGTGCTAATGACTTCAACGAGCTTCTGTCCGCAACGGTACAGAAGATCGAGAAGCAACTCGTTGATAACGTCCTGACCGCGCACCCAACGCTTGACTTCCTTAAGTCAAACGTAAAGTCTGCTACCGGTCCGGCAGTTGTCTTCCCAATCGTCGCAGCTGATGACAGCTCGACAACATTCACAGACGCATCAGGAACATTCAACACTGGTGTATCTGGCGACATCCTCGGCGTAGCCAAGTACGAGTGGGCATCACCTCTCGTATCTAAGGTCCGCGTTGAGTTCAAGCAGCTTGAAATGAACAGCGGCCCAGAGGCTGTTGTATCTCTAGCTAAGGCACACCTTGATTCAGCAGTCAAGGGACACGGCAAGAAGATTGCTAACGTCCTACACACTGCAGGTTCAGCAGGAGCCGGAGCATTCAATACGCTCGATGAGATCATCTCAAGCTCTGACAAGCTATCAACCACAGCCGCTCGTACCGTTGGTGGTATTCGCGGTGGTATAGCAACATACGCAACCACAGCGTTCCAACGCAATGGTTCAAACGTAGCTGCTGCCGTTATTGGTGCACACGACATCATCGTTGGTGACACAATCGTGGTAACATCAACTGCAAACCCATCGTTTAACACAGTTGCAGCTGGAGTACCAGTTACTGCAGTATCAGCAACTGAAGTTTTCTATGGCAACACAGGTTCATCAACGGCTCTGCTTGCTGATACAACAGGTGTTGTATCTTGCGCAGCAATCAAGTCATACTGGAAGTCCACAGAAAAGACCATTCCTTCAACAGGTGGTTCATCTCAGGACATCATCACAGCGTTCCGCACAATCTCAGACGACGTTTACGTTGCCTCAGGTGAGCGTCCAAACGCTATCATCGCAGGACGTGCCGTATTCGCTGAATACGAAAACTCCTTCGATAACAAGGTGACATACAACGCACCTCTTGGAGCAGCGGATTCCCGCTTCCGCGAGTTGGCGTTTGACGGTATCCCAGTTCGCTTGGATCCAGATGCACCTACTGACACCGCATACTTCATCAACACCGACTACTTGGTAGCTCGCTACCTAGGCGGTAACTTCATGAAGGCAATGCCTGCTCAGCAAATCCAGGGTACTCTTGATACAGTAACCCCTCTAGCTACTGTTCTCTGCTTCGGCACGAACAACCGCCGTGCACACGGCAAGCTAGTGCGTTCATAACCTGAGCGTAGAGGAACCCCCGTTGGCTTCGGCTGGCGGGGGTTTTCTCTTTGTCGGGACACCTTCCATAGGTGAAGGAGGCGGCCCCCAGTGAATCTTACAGCATTACGCGCACACGTCCGCACCCTGACAGGTATCCCGTCTACGACCATCCTGTCAGATGCAGACCTAACCATTTTTCTAAACGAGGCGTACAACGAGATCATTCGTGACGCTGACTGGCCCTTTATGCGTACTGAGACAACCCTGAACCTTGCAGCAGGTGTGGCAGAGTACACGGTTCCCAACGTGGTCGAGGGCACAATCGCCAGCATCGTCTCGTTAAGCAACGACACCAACCGCCGTCAGCTGCGCCCACGTAACCGCTACTCCACAGATGACTCACCCGGCCCGGTCGCCACAGGCTACCCGTACGAGTACAGCGCATGGACAGCCGGCAAGATTATGTTCTTCCCTACCCCCGACCAAGCCGAGACGCTCACTATCCGTCACTTCTTTCAGACTCTTAATGAACTTAGTAGCGGTACTGACCAGCCAGTTTTTGACTCAAGGTTTCACACTGTCGTTGCATACGGTGCAGCGGTCAAGGTTCTTATCCGCGAAGGCGATGAGACCGAACGCCGCACATACTACCAAGCTCAGTTCCTACAAGGCCTTGACCAGATGAAGGGCTTCTACCTTCAAGAGCGCGATCGCAGCATCTTCCGCCTTGGCGGTCGTCAACGAGTATTTGGTCGACGTGCTAATCGTTATGGGGTCTAAGTATGCGTACCATAGAAATCAGCGACTTCTCAGGTGGACTGTACGAGGCAACCGCTCCTTCTGATTACAGAGAGAATCAGTGGTCGCAGCTAAAAGGTTTTATTCTTGAGAACGAGAATGTCCTTATCAGTCAGTTTCCTCTTCAGAGCGTTGGCACGGCTACGGGCTTTCGCGAGGTAGCCGGCATCACAGCTCGAGATGGTTTTAAGTTTCTGGTTGGAATCAAGACCGATCTTACTGTTTGGTACACCGAGGCCCACGGCACAGGAGCCTCGGTTGCAACAGTAAACGGTTCCACTTGGACAGCTATGCCAAACATCAACTTAGGCGGCAACCTGATGCTGCGAAACGACAACATGCAGTTTCTTGGTGAGATGACCTCTCGCTACCCATCAACAGCCCAGACGGACTTCCCTCTATCACCAGCCTTGTTGATAAGTCAGGCCGTTGTCACAGATGGTGGTATCCCATCTCAAACCCTAACAGATTATAACGTAGTAATCATAGCAGAGGCGTTCAATAAAATCGGGGCCTATCACTACCGTAAAAATGTCACCTACGGCGTTACTCAACGCGAAACCAGCAGCGGCACTGCAACTCTCAACCTCAATGGTTCTCATCTGTTTCGCAATGGCGACAGCATAACCATAACAGGTGTTGCGGCAGCTTACAATGGAACTTTTACTATCACTGGTATTTCAGCTGATAGAAACTATACAAAAATTTCCTACGTAACTGGTGGTGCTAACGAAGCTCTCACAAGCAGCACCGGATCTGTCACGGGAACCGTGGGATCCATTTATCCCGGTTATACTCCGGCTATGCCAAGCAACGTGACAGCCACTCAATCAGGCACCGATGTGATTGTAGCTTGGACTAACGAGGCATCCGGATCAGATGCCACAATACGTGGCTACAACATCTACGATGGTGACGAAGTATTTATCGCTACGGTCACGGGCTTTGCAACAACATACACATACACCGGCACCGCGAACGGTGCCATCGTGCAACCTTTCAATAACTACGGGATTACACCGCTTGACGCAATCGGTGGTGTCACCGCACCAGCACCCGGCATCATACCAAAGGCAAATGTGTCGGCCTACTGGGGCGGTCAGTTAGTTCTAGCTGACATAGAGTACTTCAAAGACCCAACCGTCTTAGATCAAAACGTACCTCTTACCAACAGGGTAGCGTCTCGCATTCGCAACGGCATTTGGTTCTCTAACCCGAACACAATTGATACCTTTGACCCACTGGCCGTCTTTACCGTTGGGACCCCGGAGACAACCATTATGTCTCTTGTGGTGGTTCCCCAGGGTTTACTCATCTTTACTTTTAACACCAACGATGGTAGCGGTTTGTTCTTGCTGCGTGGTAGTTCTATTGGATTGGTTAGCGAGGAAGAGGTGGTTCTGAACTCTACCCTCGAACTTATCAGATCTGACGTCTCCACCTACATTCGCCAAGACGAGGTTCGCGGCTATCCAGGTAGTGGTATAACTGCGCGACGGGTAGCCAACTGGCCCGTCACAGGAACCGTAGTGTTCTTGGATGACGTAGGTAAGGTTATGCAAACCAACGGTCAAGATGTAGCACAATTAGATCAATACGCAATGGCGTTTGATGGGGTGCAGCCGGCCAGATCACCAAGCCTTGCGACTGTGGGTAATTACTTATTTATGCGCCGTAACTCCAAACTCTTTTGTATGAGAGACCTTGAAGGTAAGGGGGCTTGGACAGAGATGGACTATGCTGGTTCGTCCCCTAGGGCCATGATTGGGTTTGATAACTGCTTGTACTATGTGGATCAAAACGGTCAGGTTTATCGCTATGTAGTTTATCCTGCTGGCGCTATCAACAATGATCGCGGAAAGTTTAACAATGATGCAACCTTTGCACTCTCCGTGGCAACTCGACCAGTTGGAGATGCCAACAGGTTTAACAAGCAGTTCTGGCATAGGGTGGGTGTTCGCGCCTATGGGGGGCCTTCAGGTCAAATAATCTCTATGGAGAGTTTTGCTGCTAGTAGTTTAATCTCCGGATCAGTGTATGTGGACAATACAATACAACCAGTGACCACTAGGTTTGAAAAGGTCTACCCTATGCACGGGCCCAGCGAGGAAGCTTGCGTCCGCTTTACATTTCAGGGCTACGTGGTAATTGAGGGTATAACCTTCTACGTCCACGGTGGCCAGCAAAGAAGGCTCTGATGGGTGAGAATCTGTTTCTACGCCCGTCGTCACTGGATAACGTTCAATTCGATGCTGCGGTACAGGCTAAGAAAATCAACACCTTACAGAGTGCGGTTGAGAATCTCGAGCCAGTAACCCCTAACCTGAGAAAGCTCACGGTCAGCACATACAATGGGGCAACCGGCACGGGCACGGGTATCTCTGAAAGCCTGAGTATCTCGTTCGTCAACGTCACCGGAACCTCGTTATCGACCGGGGATGTCGTAGTAGTGGGCAGGCTATCTAACGCTGACAAGGCGTGGGTAGTGCTCGGAATCTTCTAGTTTGTCGAGGCACCTGTCATAGGTAGGGGTCAGCCCACAAGGAGGGTCAACAAGTGGCATACACAGTAAAGCCGGGGGATACCCTCTCGGCAATCGCACGGCGCAACAACACCTCGGTGTCTGAGCTGCTCCGGCTGAACCCAAAATTTGCTACCGATGCCAAGTACCAGGGCGGCAAGGTTATCTTCTCCGGCACAAAGGTGAACCTTCCAGCTGCCCCTAAGACCACCACTACCCCCACCCCAACACCACTACCACTCACGCCCACTGTAACCCCCGTGGTAACCTCGTCCGTACCAGCGCGTATTGTCGATCAGATGCGGGGCGCTGTGCAACCTGTTGCCCCCGTGGTATCCCCGTCGGCTCTTGCGGCTCAGGAGTCAGGTGCAATTGGTGCTGCTAGTATTGCTGCTCAAATGCAGGCTACCCCAGCTCCGGTTGCAACGGTAGATACAAGAACTGCACTACAAAAGTTGCAATCTGGTCAACCCCTTACAGACGAAGAAAAACGTTCTCTTAATTTGCCCGTTGACACACCACCACCACCACCGGCTCCTAGCATAACTCCCCCTGAGGAAAAGGTTGACGAGACGCTAGATAAGAAGGTTGACGAGACGCCAGATAAAAAGGCTGATCAGACAGGCACATCCATAAAGGATAAGCAGATGCCCGGCGGCACCGAAGACGCAGCAGCCCTGTTAGAGGCGCAGCGCGAAAAGGCAGATGCCGAGGCAAAGGCACAGGCGGAGCGCGCCCTAACTTTAAGAACATTACAGGCTGAGTTTGAGCCACAGATACGCGGCACCGAGCGTAACATCTATACTTCGCAGATGCGGGCACTAGCTGATCTTGCACGTCGCGGGTTTACTGGCCAGACTGGGTTAGCTAAAGCCTCACAACGCGCTTATGCGGTTGCACCTTTACAGGCACGTATTGATACGCTTGGAAAGATGCTCAAGGCGCAGCAAGCCGCAGGAGCTTTACTACCAGAGCAGCTTGTAAAAGCACAGAGGGATTACGAGAGAGCGCTAGGTACAAGCAGAAAATCAATAGGCATCAACAATAAACTTGGAGGACGCAATGGCTGACATTTATGGAACCAGTGAGGCTGATAAGGCTAAGGCGGCAGCCTCCCAGTTTGGTGTAAGCTCTGAGCAGGGTTTAGCTAATCTCAATGAAAAGATCAACAAAGCAGCAGCTGACCTTTACGCTGGCATTCAAGTAGGACTAACTCCTCAGCAACTTGAAGACAAGCGCGTTGAGCTTGATGGTCTTAAGCAAGAAGCCGAGCTTCTTACCACGAACATAGGATCGCAGTATGCGTTTGTTGGTGAACAGGCCGAGCAAACCGCTGCCAACCTTGCACGTCAACTAGCCGCCACGCAGACAGAGCAGGCACAGATTGGTGCCGCCACTCTGGGTAGACTTGCTAATTTGCCGGCTGGGTTCCGGCAGTCGGCTGCACAAAGAGATGCAATACGTGCAGGGCAGGGCACCGAGGCTGCTTTACAGGCATACCTAGGTGGCACACCCAGCGTATCAGCAGAGTTATTGCCACGCGTTCAGGGTCTTGGTGAGAGCACGGGCGCAACTCTCGGTCTTGCTGGGATAGCGGCGGGTGGCAGCAACTTGTTCCAAACAGCGCTCAAAGGCCTAGAGGCCAAGACTAAGGCTGACTTAGCTCGAGACAGTCTGGTGCTGGGTGCCTCTATTGAGAACCAGTATCGTCAGGAAGCACGCGACCGTGAGGCTCGCCAGCGCGAGCAAGCACAAGCGCAGGTCTTCCAACTTACTCAGTCCGTCTTGGCGAAACAGGCACAGGACGCTAACACCCTTGCGCAGTTGGAAGCCGCCGCAGCTGGCGCGGACACCCGCAGTGGTAAGCAAATCGCTCAGGCAAAGCTCAAGGAGTTCAAAGATCAGCTGGCAATCCAGCATAACTTCAAACTTCAAGAGATTGCTGCTTCCTCCCAGGCGGCTGGTATTTCTCGTGAAGAGACACAGGCTATCTTACGCAGCACTAACTATAACGTCGGCTCACAGACTATGCTAGCGGATACTTTGAAATCCCGTTTGTTTAGATTGAGCGAACTACCAACAAGCACAACCGGCTTAGGTAGTAAAGAAACTGGTTGGGTTTCAGACGGAGTTGGTGGGGCGGTACTATACGGATCGGCCACCGGGGAAAAACCACAACAAACTTATGTCGACGTGCAAGCCTTGTTTGACAAGCTAATCGAAGCCGGTGGCGCCCTTACGGGATTGGCCGACGCCAAGACGCGCAGATCCGCGTTTAGGCAAAACTACTGGAATAACCCAGACGTTATTTCTCAGGCCGATAAGCTTCTCTTGAGGCAGGTGTTCGGACTGTCCGGTGACCCTGATTTCTACGCAGACCTGGTATACGCTTCACGTACCACAAAGCCCCCGACGAAGACCACGACCAAGACTAGTACAAAGCCAACACAGGGCGCAACCACTACCACTAAGACACCCACAATAGCAGAAGCGCTAAACGAGTTCAACAAAAAACAGGCCACAAAGAAGTAGGGAGCTAGACATGGCGCAACCAACACCTTGGCAAAGCTACCTAGCATCAGCTTTGGGGGCACAATTAACGTCCCGGCAATCGGGGTCTTCTCCACTTTTATACAACCTGCAATCCACAGCTCCCGACTTAGGTGGTCGTGGTGAGGTGTTTGAGGAAGAGAAGCGCGGCTTGCCAACTAAACTTGCGGC